TGGCAACGGATGCCGAATGGCTCATACGAACATATGAACCCAGAGTAGACGTCAATGATATATCAATAACCACATTAATACAGGAACAAAGCGCACATCTCCTCAACGCAGATATCAAAATCAAAAGGGGGGATGGAATAAATGGCTGATATTAATTTTATAGATGTTGACTCGGCCAAAATATATAAGACCATAATTGAGGAATTAGAAAACGGCGTAGCAGAGCCTTTATACCCCGGAGATGAACGCCGCATATTTGCAGAGGCACTTGTCCCTTTATTTGTGGCTTTATATTCAGCGGTAAACGATGCAGCGAAACAAAAGATGCTCCGTTATGCAAGAGGCGAAGTATTGGACGCATTAGCAGAACGAGCAGGAATAGAGAGATTAGAGCCGGTGCCAGCGACTACAACATTACGTTTTTCTCTCAAAGATCCACTAGAGCAAAATGTGATCATTCCCATTGGCACTCGTGTAACCGGAGATTTTGTTTTATATTTTAAGACGGATGCGGCTGCAATAATCCCAGCAGGCGAACTTTACGTCGATGTTAAAGCTTCCAGCGTCGAAGGAGGAACCATTTATAATGGCCTTGCACCGGGAACCATCAACACAATAGTCGATCTAGTGCCTTATGTTGATAAAGTAGAGAATATCACAACAACATCCGGAGGAAGCGACAGAGAAGAAGATGACTCCCTGCGTGAAAGGATAAGGCTCTCGTCCGTTATTTCATCGACTGCTGGACCTGTTGAGGCTTATAAATACTGGGCAAAGACAGCGGATCCGAACATATCAGATGTGGCGGTGGTTTCGACAAGTCCGGGTGAAGTAGAAATTATTCCGATACTTCTCGGAGGAGAGCTGCCGGATGAGGGGGTGCTCCAAAAGGTACTTGAGGTAGTAAGCGCTGATGATGTAAGGCCGCTAACCGACCATGTAACAGTGAGAGCTCCGGACACAGTAGAGTACGATATCGAACTCAAATATTATACGACGGCAGCAGATGAGAGCAGAGCAATAGAAACCATAGAAGGAGCAGGCGGTGCAATTTCAAAATATATAAACTGGCAGGGAAGCGTACTGGGCAGAGACATTAATCCGGACCAGCTCAGGAAGCTAATACTTGCTCCATCATGGGATAACAGCAACCTAGTAGGAGCAATAAGAGTTGATATAATCTCGCCGGTATATACCCCAGTCCCGGCTACAAGCGTGGCCAAGTTTTCCGGTAATTTAACGGTTACCCATGAAGTAGTGGAGGGGTGATAATATGAAACTTTCGGATGCCGATATATTAAAACTCCTCCCGCTCTTTATGAGAGATGATGAGGCTGTAAAGGCTCTGGCCAGAGCAGTGAATAAGCTCATACAAGACCCCGGAGCACGGTTTAAACAGTTAAGAGTATGGGACCAAATAGATTATATGGACCATGAGCAACTGGACGAGTTGGCATGGGAACTGAATATAGACTGGTATAGCTCAACGATGGACCTCGAAAGGAAGCGGAAGATAATAAAAATCTCTGATCAGGTGCATCGAAAACGAGGAACTAAATGGGCGGTAGAACAGCTCATCAGTGCATACTTTGGACCCGGTTATGTTCAGGAATGGTTTGAATACGGAGGCCCTCCATTTGAATTTAAGGTTTTAACTACAAACAAGACCGTAACCGATTAGATGTATCAGGAGTTTATTAAGATAGCAAAAACGACAAAGAACGTCCGTTCTCATTTGGAAGGTGTATATTACTACGGGATTTATTCGACACCATTTAGATATGGTAAAAGTATGCACTATGTAGTATTTCCATTTATTTTATGCGGCACGAAGCCAAATCGAGCATTTATAGGACAGATAAGGAAGATATCAATTAATACCGGCGCAGATTTTCAGGGAAGGAGCTTTAATTTTATCACCTGTGGGACTAAAAAGACCGGAACAACCCCAACGCCTGCTTATGTATCAGGTATGCACCAAGTGGCCGCTAAAATAAGCAATGTAATTCAAGCGCTCACATTTACTCCGGTAAAGTGTGGGACAAGGAAAACAGGAGAGGTGGTGTAAATGGCATTTTGGAAGCAAGAATTTGTCCAAAAGCGACGCATCGAATGGATGAAAGCAATCCATAAGGTGCAAGTCAAAGTTGGCAGCACTTATTATGACGGCGTAATTCAAAAAAGAGAAATCGACGGAGACACAATAGTGATACATGCTGTCTTTAGCTCCCTCGGATCCGGAACAGTGACAATAACAGCAGTAAGAGTCATTGATGTAGACGGAATAGTAGCTGCAGAGCAACTGGAAAACATTCAAAAAGCCGGTTCCCAAGGAGTTATTTTTAGATTTGAATTTCCAATCAGGGAGGAGGAGGTATAACTGTGAGCTACAAACCAACCATCTGGGTAGATGACGTGCCCGGCATTCAAGAAGGCACACCGCAAAATGCAGAAAACTTTAATAACATCGAGCAGGGTGTGTTCATAAGCAATGCACTAAATGCCGTCATGGCCCAGTTTAACCGCCTTTTACTCGACAGAATAAACGAGAATGAAGTCGTAACAATCACAGACACCATAACAGGGGCAAATACAGACAAATCCGTAGTTATTCCATCTAATAAATTGAGAAACAGGACTACCTACAATGTAACTCCTGTTATTGTGTCAACAACCGGCGGGACTGCTGGGGATATTATTGTTAGCGCAAAACAGGCCAATGGCTTCAAGGTTAAGTATACGGGCACTGCTACAAGCATCACAGTAGCTTTATATGTGCAAGGAGGTATGCTGTGATGGCCTATGTAATAATAAAAACTGACCAGCAAAAAGCTGCAGAGACCAAAGTTTTAAAAGACTTTGGAATTAACCAAAGGAGCGCAACAAAGGAGCAGCGTGAGTATGCTCAAGAGATAGCAAGGCGAACTTTAGAACTTAAAAAAGATATGGAGGCGAGGAAAATATGAAAATTATCGAAATGAATGAAGGCCCGAAGATTGATTATCAAGTAGAAGACACTAAGATAACGTTCAGGGATGAACTCATGTTAAATCTTAAAAACTACGAAAGAGACTTTGATGTGGAAATCGATATATGCCAAGATGATAACAAAATCCTTTTGGCGGGGCTTTCCAAATATTATGTTGCCCAGATATTTATTCCGGCCAGACAGTATGAAGATCCTGAAAAAACACAGCCAGTGCCTTTCAGCATGGACAATGTCACGTTGAAACTGTGGAAATTGGAGGTGTAATCGTGGCAACTTATAAAGATTTTGAACTGGCAGTAGCCCTTTTGAGCGGCGGAACCAATACGGTAATCTATGATGATGTTGGCCTTCCAAGCATTATGGTGAGGTTCGACAAAAAGCTCATATCAGAATTGATTGATGGAGGAAGCAATGGCCCGCATCCGGCATTTCTAGTCGAGGGAGTAGAAGTGCCGGCTTTTTATTGCTCAAAATATCAGAACATCGTATATAAGGGCAGAGCATATAGTTTGCCACTTCAAGATCCAGCAGCATATTACATCGATGCATCTGACAGAGGATCTGCGCCAAGCACCGGAGTAAACTTTGATAATTCAAAAATATGGTGCGAGGCCAAAGGACCCGGCTGGCATCTTATGACGAATGCAGAGTGGGCCGCAATTGCTCTATGGTGTAGAAAAAATGGATTTATGCCGAGAGGAAACAACAACTACGGGAAAGACCATAGTGCACAATGGGAGCAAGGTATAGAAACCTATGGCGGAGGTGATCCATATAGGACATACCGAGTAGCCACTGGTTCTGGACCGGTTAGCTGGTCTCATGATGGAACTCCGGCTGGAATATGGGATCTTAACGGAAATGTAACTGAATGGGTGGGCGGTTATCGTACTGTAGACGGTGAAATACAAATCATTCCTGATAATATAGCGGCAAAGCAAATAGAACAGACGGCAAATAGCACTAGGTGGAAAGCGATCCTTCCGGACGGATCTCTTGTAGATCCGGGCGCAGAAGGGACTCTTAAATGGGATTATCTATCCAAACCATCAGGAAGTAGCGGATTCCAATTCCAGCTTGTAACAACCATTACTAATATGCCTGATGATGATAATCCTTATGGCCAGAATAGCTTTGCAGCTCTTACTGCAGCAGGAGTTATGGTTCCAGAAATATTAAAGGCCCTTGCCTTATTCCCTGCGGATAGCGGAGATCATGGCGGCGATTACATTTATATGAGGAACAGAGGAGAGCGCCTTGCTAGGCGTGGTGGCTACTGGTACGGCGGTGCCAGCGCCGGTGTTTTCTACTTGAGCGGCCACTCCCGCTCCGCCGTCGGCGGCAGCATCGGCTTCCGCTCCGCTTATATTCCGGGAATCTAAAATCTGATAATCTGAAAATCTGAATCCTTTGGGAGGCTACGGCCTCCCAAAGGCTTTTGAAGGGTGACTATATGGAAGAATTGAAGATTTTACAGAAAGTAAAGCGGATGGTCATACATGGAAATACGAGATTAAAACAATTTCCAAAGCATGAAAGATATTTAATGGCCGCAGAGATAAGAAGCTCCATGTATAGGATAATCCGACTTGTAATTATGGCTAATCAGACCAAGGGCAGTAAGAAGCAGCTGCAAGACAAAATAGATATCGAACTCGATGTGCTACGGACATTTATAGATATAGCAGCAGATAAAGATATGAGATATATATCACTGGGAGCTCATGAGGAATGGAGCAAGGAATTAAGCGAGATAGGACGCATGTTAAACGGATGGAAGCGTAGCACTAAATAAAATATTTTCATTGGGGGATGTGCCGTTAAACGTGGGGCCTTGCTAGGCGTGGTGGCAACTGGAACAACGGTGCCAACGCCGGTGTTTTCTACTTGAACGGCAACAACTCCCGCTCCAACGTCGACAACAACATCGGCTTCCGCTCCGCTCTGGCCTGATTTGTCACGAAGCCTGTCTCTCAAGGGAGCAGGACAGCACAGGGTCAAAGGGGCACATCTCCCTACGCTAGCATAAAGCGTAAAAGATTGAATTGCCATGAAGGCAGGCCTTCGGGATTGCCACGCATGGCTTAATTTATAAAGGAGAGATTATGTGGCAAAGATAACGGATATTTATGACAAGATTTGCAGCTGGGAAAATCTCTATAGAGCATACGAGAATGCTGCAAGAGGTAAATGGTATAGAGATGATGTGGTCCGCTTTTCCGCAAATCTTGAGGAAGAGCTTATAAATTTACAAAACCACTTAATCTACCAGACTTATAAGGTGGGCAGATACAGAGAATTTTATGTTTATGAGCCTAAAAAGAGATTAATAATGGCCTTGGATTTCCGGGACAGAGTGGTTCAATGGGCGATTTATCAGCAATTAGAACCATTGTTTGATAAGCAGTTTATATATGACTCATACGGATGCCGAAAAGGAAAGGGAACGCACCGAGCAGCTGACCGTTTGCAGTATTGGATAAGAGCCGTAAGCAGAAAGCCGGAAGATTGGTATTATTTGAAGCTGGATATTTCAAAGTATTTCTACAGAGTAGATCATGAGTGCTTAATGAGGATACTCCGGAGCAAGATAGACGATGAACGGCTTCTGTGGCTGCTCAAAACCATTATAGACTGCGAACATACAGCATTCGGTTTACCATTAGGTGTGGATCCGGACCAATGCAAGCCAGAAGATAGACTTTATACAGTTGGAATGCCGATAGGGAACCTTACGTCGCAATTGTTTGCCAATATCTATCTCAACGAGCTAGACCAATATGCAAAGCATGAGCTGAAGCTGCGATATTATATCAGGTATATGGATGACATTATAATCCTTCATCCAGATAAGAAATATCTGGCTTCCGTTAAGGATGATCTAGAAATATTTCTCAATGAGAAATTGAGGCTTAACCTGAATAAAAAGACCGCCATCAGAAAGGTCAAAACAGGGATAGAGTTTGTGGGCTTCAGGATATTCCCAACGCATAGAAAGCTGAAAAAGAAGTCCTTGCGAAAGATGAAAAGCAGGCTTAAATATCTGGCCAAGCAGTATCAAAAGGGAAACGTAGGTTTTGAAACAGTGCATTCCAGTGTTATGTCTTACTTTGGGACTATGAAGCATTTCAACAGTTATGGCCTACGGCGATATTTATCCCGGAAAATTAAATTTCAGAAAGGAGAAAACTCTGAGACAGGGGGGTATGGATAATGAGAATTAATAACAAGAAAGGAGCTGAAGCAAAGCTATGGATCAAACATCAATCTTTGCTTTAATAGGTGTCGTTGGCACCATAAGCGGGGTCGTATTT